CCCTGTGGACACCCTAGGCCCGCACATTTCTCGACAGGTTTGTCAATCGCGAGTTTGTACATGCCAAGCTGCCATGCGAGATAGTCCTCATCGAATTCATATGTCGTTTTGATGTCGATCAGAGTCGGTACTCCGCGCCATTTTGCATACATATCGTATGTGCCGGCATAGTGGTCAGTGGCGACCGGAACCTCAATGCTCATAGCAATGATGCTCTCGTCATCGAATAACCGTTTGACCTGATCCGTTGTCAGTTTCATCATCGCCGACTGGCGCTTCCTGACTCCTCTGATTGCGTACTGTTCGATCCATGCGTGGATCTTGTTTCCGTATTCGGCTTTTTCCTTCAGGACAGCCGGAGGAACACCGTCAAATGAATCTCCTCTGACTGCCCTGATGATCTGTGTGACGGATGGAAGAACCACACCATCGACTGTGTAGATGTGATTCTTCGCATCGAACTGGATTTCCTTCATCTGAATGTCACTCTTACAGATGCTTTGACGGTGGATTCTTTCGTGCATTCCTTGGCAATCTTCGGATGCTTTTCTTTCAGGAGCTTACTGTCCAGTCTCTCCGCTGTGTGTTCCGGTGTGTAGGTGACTGTGATGTACTCGTTCTCAAATTTCTTGATTCCGTTCTCTCCCATCGCCACCTTCATCGCTTCCTTGAATCTCTCCATCTCGATGTCGAGTTTTTTCTGCCGAATAGCGAGTGATCTCGCCTGTTTTGTAATTTCCATCATTTCATCGGAGCAGATGATCTCTCCGTTTTCGACTGTGATGTCGTTCATGTTCATTGTCATTTTGTTTCCTCCATGCGTTTGATTACGCTCATAGCCTGTGTTGCTGTCAGTTCTTCGAGCTTGCTGATTCTGTATGTTTGCATCATTCCCTGAAGCCTGTCCTCATGGCCGGCAAACAGTTCTTTCATCCTCTCGATCTGAATCGGTGATGCAAGCTGAATCTCAACCTTCTTCTGTGGCGCTGTTTTAGCCTGTTTCGGCGCTGATTTCTGTTTTGTGGATGATTCTGCCGGAACCACCTTTTCGGAGCCTACAACAGCGTCCAGTGCGTCAGATTCAACGATTTCAAGAGCTTCCATGTAGAGATAGCGCCTCATGTATGTGTGAACCGATCCTAACTGCTGAATCGGAGAAGCTCCCTTCGTGCCGGCATCTGCGATGTCGGACGAGAATCGTCTAGGTGACACTGTAGGATTCTCTGCGTCGTATATCGTCAGACACGCGACAGGCGGAATCGTGACGATCTGATCGATTCCGTCATATTTCTCCGTGTCTGTAGGTGTGATACAGAACTCCGCATACAGTCCCAGTTCATCGAATATCTCGTTAACACTGGGAAGAAAATCAGCGAGTTCGAAGTACCGGAATCCGGCAAATTTGTTCTGACCGGATTTTTTGAGATTTCGTTTCTGAAGCATGACCCTCGCCTTTGCGAGTTTCTGCATCAGGTTCATCTGTTTTGTTTCTGCCATGTTTTCTCCTTCTATAACTGGATTTCCAACAGTTCCAGTGCCTCTTTCAGTTCCTTGACATCCATCCACAGTTCTGAAGCAGGCATGATCATGTGGAGCTTTCCGCTTACCTCGTTCGAGATGTATGCGGTACACTCAAATCCTGAGTTGCTCACAACATGTGCTCTGACCTGTTTCGCTGTCGGTGCCTTTACAGGCGGAAGGTTTTTATTCATCGTCATATTCCTCCATAAATTCGATTGCGGTATCAATGGCACCGAGTGCCTCATAATACCTGGCACGCTTGCTCTCGTTGCGTGGATCATAATGAATCTCCAGTCCTTCCTCTACGATTCTGAGGTCGGCTTTGATCTCGTCCCGAGCTTCATACAGCCTGTCCAGTGCGCTCATATCAGGTCGATCCCCACGATGTAGAGCACGACGATGATACCGACCGCGATCCATGTTGCCGTAAGTGTGAAGTTGATAATGCTGTCGAATGTTTTTGTTTTCATGATCTCTCTCCTTTTGTGATAGAATGAGATCGGCTTTCAAATGCCGATTCATGTGACAGCTCCTCTCCTATTGTCAAAAACTGGAGCTGTCATTTTTTTGTGGTTCTGTGCAGGACCGAAGTCATCCGGATCATTTCCGGATTGCTCAGATCGGATCCTTTGTAGGTGTTCCAAAATTCCTCAAGCTCTGTCTCTGAGTAGCGAACAGATCGTCCTGTTTTGATGCCCTGAAGCATTCCAAGCTCTCTCAGGAGCGGAAGGCTGTGACGATCGATTCCGAGGATCTCCGCGGTCTCCTGAGCGTCATGCGTTGCGAACATCACGTTCTCCTTTCAGGAGTTTCTTTGCTCCGGCATCGAGGAGCATTTTGATTGCCCCTGTTTTGCTGATCGGAGCAAATCGGATCTGTGTTTCACGAATCATGTCGAGGTATCTCTTGTCGTCCTCGGATGAAAGCCTGATTCCAATGCTCTTGTCCTTCATTTATCCTCCTTTCTTCGAGGTTCGTAGTTCGTACCTCGATAACATTATAACAGTTAGAGGTTCGAACCTCAAGAAAAAAATAATAAATGTTCAACATATCTGAATTGTCGGAATGTTAGAATTAAATAAGGAAGGAGGCAGAATATGCCCACGAAAAAGAGAAAAATCACAATAGTTGTTGACGATGATGTCGCCGAACATTTCGACCTGTTCAGATTCGGAAATAAGATCAGAACAGAATCAAAAGCCGGTTATCAGATTTTCCTTGCCGGTATGGACGCACTCAAAGATGAATATCCGGAACTCGATCTCAAGACAAAACTTGAGACAGGGAAAAAAGCGGAAGTGGATGGCATGAATGAAAGATCTGAAATACATCCGTAAGCGTGTCAGGAAATACGGCGCAGCCTATCTGATCGACATCCCCTACAGCATCGATACAGGCGAGCTGAAGCACTGGACACGCACAGTGAAGGTGATTGACTATGGAGATGAAAAGACCGCGCTAATCGCCGCACAAAAGCTAAGGAACGATGCTCTGAATGACATCAATTCCGGAAAGCTCAGGAGGTCATATCCGACCTTGAAAATGCTCTATGAGGCGAAATGGGAAATATTGTCTCTGACCGTCAAGACAAAGGAGCGCCATGATTCAATATATGCGCAGGCAATCGCACCGATCGAGCGCACATACATCGATCAGCTCACAAGTGCTGACATTCAACTCAGCCTCAATCAGTATGCAGAAACACACTCTGATGATCAGGTTCAGAGGCTTATGACGATATACCGTCAGTTCTACAGAACAGCCTATATCCTCGGATATGATGTCACCGATCAGACGCGAGCTGTGATCCGTCCGAAATCAAAAATCGTGTCGAAGAAAAAGCCGGCAGACATGACGATCGAGGATTTCCGGATGATTCTTGACGGTTTGCTTGTCTATGACGGATTCGAATCCTACGACAGGAGATGTATATGGTTCATCCTGATGATCATGTACTACACCGGAGTCCGACCGGCTGAGGCGATGGCTCTCACTGCCGATGACATCCATCCGGATTATATCGACATCAACAAAAGAGTCGGATCGACTCGGAAGGAAAAGCGGACGATCGTCCCGAACAAAACAGAAGAGTCTGACCGGCGGATTCCAATTACACCGGAACTCCGTCAGGTCCTCGATCAGCTCATCCAGTGGTCGAAGAACAAATATCTCCTCGCCTGTGAAGATGGATCTCTATGGGAGATAGATCAGATGTCAAATCTCGTCTATGCTGTCGCTCGGAAGGAACATGTCAGATTCAATGCGTACATGCTCCGGCACAAAATGAGCACCGACCTCCTACACAGGGGAGATCCGGTCATTGCGAGAGATCTGCTCGGTCACACCTCGTTCTCGATGACACTGGACTATGCGCGAAGCACTGACGAACAGATCAGATCAGCCATGATCCAAAGGACAGCCGAAATTCAGCCGAAAAAAAAGAGCCTCGACAAGCCTGCCGAGACCATGAGGAAGATCTATCAAATTTACAGATTATGCGCTGTGATGCGGTTTTTAGCCGTTTTCCGCGATGTTTTGAATTCTTGAGGAATTGTCCATCAGCGCCACTAGTCGCCCTGTAGATTGAAAGAAAACCGCTTATTCAGCGGTTTTTTTGTACTCAGCCGAATTTTCAGCCGAGAAATCATCAGAATTCGCACATTTTCAAGACATCTTCGACTGTCATATCCCAACCTCTCGCGAGGTCTCTGATTTCGTAAATGTCGAGCTGTGTTTCCTCTGTTGCCTCTGATCCGAAGCGGTCGAGGTATTCCGGCTTGATCGTGAATACAAGCTCAGCCTCCAGTGCCTCATTGACTGCTTCGGCTGTCATGCCTTTTCCCTGAACACATCCAATCATATCGTAGCCGGTGACATTTCCGTCCGTGTCCTGATTCTCGATGATCACGATCGGATCGATCGTGTTGTAAGCGTACTGTGCGAGTTTTGTGAGCGTGAGTTTTGTAGGCTCGTTTCCAAATGTCTTTTTCATGTTTTTTTTCTCCTTTTTTTATCTTATCACGAATCGGTGTTTTAGGTGTTATCGCCTCACCTGATGCTTAGCCAAGAAGATCAGCGGCCTCGAATGCCTTCCAAACTGTCTCCTCATCCGCTTCCTGAAGAAGCCTCTCAAGAGTTCTGTCTGTCATGTTCTCTCCTCCTATTGTCAATATCATTCTATACCTAGGTATATACGAATGCAAGAGGAAAATGAAAAAAGCGGAATTATTTTTCCGCTTCCTTCCTCAGGCACTCCCTGAACCACTCAGCTTTGTTCTCGATCCGGTCGAAGACCTCGATCAGATCCTTCTCCGACTCTTTGTGCAGCCGGAATGAGATGACCTTCATGTTCTTGTTTCGGTACTTGTTGATTGCTCGCTTCTGTGCCTCTGTGATCATTTCTCCGCCCTCCTGTTGAAGTGATTGATGACAAAGTTCCGGTCATAGTTCTTTTTGAATGCGAGCATGTACCCACATACTGGTTCATTCGTACAGATGATGTAGAACCGTTTCCGGTCGGCAGTGAAATCCTTTGAGTTGTTGACCATCTTCACCGGAGATCCGCAGAACGGACATGTTTCTAACTGTTTCATGTTCTCCTCATTCTCCCACCACATCATCTCGTCATGTCCTTGAGTTCTCTGCCGATGCACTCGACAGCCTCGCCGATCGAGACTGGATCGTCCACCTCATCCATGATGAACTCGGTGTTCTGATAGAGTCCCTCTGTGATGCTGAGTCCTGTGACCTCCGCCTTCTCGGTGTCGATTGTGATGTTGACTGAAATCTTTCTCTTCATTTTCCTTCTCCTTTGTGCCGGTGCTTTCCGGAGACCGGCGATCCGTTCGGTTCTTATTTGACGAGGACTCTGATGTGGAGTCTCTGAATGTTGTATCCGCCTGCGAGGATGCTTTCGATGAGTGCGGATCCATCTGTTCCATAGACCCATCCATTGAGTGCGATCCCTTCGTAGGAGTTGCCGTTGTTGAGGCTCAGGTCATATCTTGTCGGTGTTCCGACCTTTTCCTTGACTCTGTTCCACAGGTTGAGGATCAGCGCGTCAGCTGTTCTCTCGTTCTCCTTGCGGAATTCCTTTTCACTTTTCATCATGTGCTCATAGCCTGCATACTTGAACTTCTTGATGAACTCCTTATATCCGAGTTCCTTGTATTCCTTACTGAGGCGCTCGCTTTTCTCGATGTCGTATTTTGTCCAGTCGTCAACGAGGTTTTTTCTCAGCTCCTTGAACTCTTCCGGATATTCGCGGTCAACGATCTTTTCCTTCTTCTTTTCTGTCTCGACTGCGTTCGCCCATTTCTCAACAATTCTCTTCTGATCTTCGATCGCCTTCTTTGTGCTCTTGACTGACTCCTGAGCATCATCGAGATCACAGAATCTCCAGTAGCAATCGTGAGCCTCTTCCGTCAGCATACTTCCATCTTTGCTGTGCTTCTGATAGCGACCGGCTTCGATTGACCATCCGTGAGCGATGATGTCGGCTGTGATCTTTTCGACCTTCGCCTCGTACTTCTTGAGGAGCGCTTCCTTCTTCGTGAGCTTCTCCTGTGCCTTTGTGAGTCTTTCGTTAAGTTCCTTGCTTGTCATTGTTCTGACCTCCTATTGTCAAGTATATTCTATACCTAGGTATAGAATATGTCAACAGTTTTGTTCAATTTTTCTTTCGATACACCAACTAACCAACCGATTCCACCAATAGACCAAAAAAAAAGATGAAATCATAACGACTCCATCTTTTCCATTACTGCATTGTAGACTCTTGGCTCCATGATCCTCAGCGTGTCCATCAATTCATCAATCACTCCGAGAATCCCATTCAGATCCTTCCTCCGGAGAACACCACCGAATTCCGTGTCACTGGAATAGATCTCCGGTGGATCATACGAATAGCTCTCAGAGAATGCCGGTTCTGCCGGTGTTTTGACATGATCGAGGATTGTGTAGAATGCCGCAAGTTTCAAACAGGTTTTCGCGTCAGGATTTCTTTGACCTTGGCATTCCGCAATAGCCTCATGAAGATCCTGTTCCTTAATCATCAGGCATTCTCAAATTTCTTGATGAGTCTCTGAATGTCCTGACGCGTGCTCTGATCGGGAGCGCTGTCCATCATATCTCTGAGCTGATCGACCATCTCATCCATTGCTCCGGAATAATCGCGGCTGTATCTTCCGCGGCTGTCCCTTTTGCGTGCATAAGATGATCCTCTTTCGGTCTGTCCGCCCATTCCATCACGATCTCTCATGTATCGCGGATACATGCGGTATGTGCCGGAGTATTCTCCGTCCGCCTCTTCCATCGCCATGATTGTTGTGATCGATTTCAGAGCGTGACTCAGCTTGTCAACGATGTCCAGTGAGCCAGCAGTCAGTTCGCCTTTTTTTGCGTACTGATCCAGTTCGTCACAGAGCATCTCTTTCAGTTTGTACATTGAATCGCTCATTTTGTCCTCCTCATGCAATCCTGTCGATCACGAGATTTGAGTTGATCACATTCAGGACTGGAGCCGGTGTCACTGTCGGATCATCAGATCCGTTCACAGCACGCACTGACAGAGAGAAGCAACATCCTCTCGGAACTGTGATGATCGCTGTGCTTGTGACATTGCCGTACTCATCAGCCGCCGCCGGAGTGTAGATTGCTCGGCTTGTCGGTCTCGGCTCACCATTTACCGCAAGAGCGACCGCGATCGGTGTGACCGTGCCGCCTTCCGGAATGGCAATGTTGCCGTTGAATGTGACTCTGTATCTCGCGAAACAGTTGTTTGTGATGCCACGCAGAATAAAGATCCCTGTTTCGTCATCGTGGTAGACATAACCACGAGGACAAGGAATGGACGCAGTGAACACGACTGGAGCGTTGAGGCTCACAGCCTGTTTCGCGTTTGCGAGATATTCCGCCATGGTTCACCTCAGAGAGTTCCACCGCAACCGCATCCGCATCCGCCGCCGTTGCAAGTGAAAATCGGTGTTCTGCCGTAAACAGGAGTTGTCGGGACTGGGCATGTGTTGAGGCGGTTGTAAAGAGCGTCAACCTCATTCGCGAATCCCTGGGAGATGAATGCGTTCTGAGCCGTCTGAGATTCACGCAATGCCGCCATGTTAAGCTGATTCTGCAGTCCAACATTCTCACGCTGAGCCTGTGCAAGCTGTCCTTTCACACCATCCAGTTCGAGAGCGCACAGCTTGTCGAGGATTGCCTGGGTACCGCGTGTCTGTGAATCGATGATGTCGCGTGTGTTCATCATGGACTGTGTGCGGTCATTGCAGTTTTCTGTTGCGACCGTGTATTTGAGATCTGCAAGACCGGCACGGTTTTCACAGCAACAGTTCTGAAGAGCTGACTGAATTCCGAACATCTGATTCATGTTCGCCATTTGACGACCATTTTCAGCAATTTCAGCCTGTGCAAAGCCGTTTGCAATGCCGGCATTCACACCGGCAAATCCGGAACACAGAGCGGTCTGTACATCGCCGAATCCGCTTGTCACGGAGTTCTGAATGCCTGTGATGGTCGAATTGATCATCTGATCACGGAATCCGTCATTGATCTGATTGGACTGATTCATCCAAGGATACAGACCGGATGTTCCACCGTATCCGCCGTTATTTCCCCATGCACCACCGCCGAGGAGAATGAACAGCAGAAGGATCCACCATCCGGATCCACCGAATCCGTCACCGAATCCATTTGAGCCGCCGAAATTGGACGGCTGAACGAGCATAGTTGTTCCTGTGCCTTCGTCTGTTAAAGCCATTTGTTTTCCTTCCTTTCGAAATATTTCCATTCCTATGCGCACTCGGAAGAGAAAACTAAAATCGTTATTTTCGTCTTTAATGTTTCTTATTTACGGAATTTTGCCGTTTTTCGCGAATTAACAACATAAATTCCGTTTTTATGTTTCTTATTTCATAAACCGCATCATCTGATTTGCGATTTGAGATGCACGGTTTAATTGCTCCTGTGTGATCTGACCACGGTTGAGCATCTGCTGAACGATCTGTTTCGGATCTCCCTGAACAGTCTGTTTGAACTGTTCGAACCTTTGCATGAGATCGTTGTTTTTGCCGAACTGATCATAGATCGGATTCATGGTGTGCCTCCTTCTTCAGTTCTGACATTCGTTTCTCGAATTCTTCCCTTGTGATATAGTCCGGTGTTTCACGCGGAACACCGACAGCCGGATGTGTCGCCTCTCTGATCGTGTAGTCGAGGATCTTCATTGTCGGCATTCCGGAAGCATCAGCACTCTTGAGGTATATTACTTGCTGTTCACTGTCCCATAGCTGAACAGTCGTGTTCGGCGCAACTGGATAGCCTTTCGCGCCTGCCTCTCCCTGAACCCACAGAAAGCCTCCCTGAGCGCGATTCTGAGCGCCTTGAGGATTCATCTGTTGAGGCTGAGAGAATGCGTCCTGTGGCTGAATCTGTGCGTTGTACGGCATCATAGGCGAATAGCCTGTTGGGAAATAGTTATACGGCATCAATGACCTCCTTCGGCTCCCAGTAGTAGACCGGAACCTGATCTCCTGAATCCCATGTGTCTATGTAGTTTCCCGAAACCACGGCGACTGCGTGTGTTCCAGTGGCGAGAATGAATCTTCCTTCCGGATGATCTTTGCAGAAATCTCTGACCGTGTAACAACGAGGACAAGTGTTCGGAATGATCCGTCTCTCGAATCCCCATTTCCGGAGGAGTTCTCCCCACACATAGTTAGAATTCGGCATGTCCTTCAGCGTGTACGCTTCCACCATGAGGCTTGTGAAAACCTCATTCCATGAAAGACCGGTCACGGTAGAGATTGACCGGATCACGCAGTCTCCGACTGTTTTCCTGAGTGGGTTATTGTTCCGCTGAATGTACATGCATCTTCCTCATGACTACATTGTCGGATTTCAGACTGGGAATGACGATGAGGCGAGCGTGCGGATTTCGTGCATGTTTTAATCATGGTAAAAAGCACAAAAAAAAGACCCCACTCCGAAGAGTGAGGTCAAGCCTGTACGAAGAAAGTATTTAATTGTTTATGACAGACCGCAGAGGAGTCTCCTTTCTATTATTTATTTTCGGTCTGTGTGTTTGAATAATTTTGTTTCTGACTTGTAAACGATTGTTTTGACCTGTCTGACGGACATGTCAAATTCCTCCGCCAGTGGCTCAAAACAAATGCCATCTATCAGCCTTCTCTTCAGGATCCTCCGATCTCGTTCGTTGTGGATCCATTCGTCAATCAGGTGACAGATCTCCGAATTTGACAGGTCGATCATTTGACTCTGATCCGTCCTGTTCCGTGACAAAAATTGCATTTCCTGTATCCGGATTTTCCGCCGGTTTTCCTTCTGCGACCTTTTCTAGTCGTTGTTCTGACTGTCTGTTTCGCCCTCGACATTATCGCCACCAATAAACCTATTGATAGAATCTCCGTTTTCGGAAGATGCTTCCTGTGTTACTTCCTGGGTGGTTTCTTCATATGTCTCGAACTGCTGTTCGTAAAAGAACCACGCAAGGTTTGAAGCAATGAGCGCGAGGATCAAGATGATGCACATGATCCACAGCCTCTGATTCATCCGTTCCATCCTCACCACCATCCCCTCATGGACGAAGTAAGGAATGTTTTTTTCTTCCATCATGACCTCCTATCTGTCAATGAAGAAATCTGTCAGCTCTTCCGCTTCATCTCTCATCTTATCCACTCCATTCCCATCAACCATGTGACGGAGGAGGGAGATCTGTGAGCGTCCGATCATTTTGATTCCGTCGTTGACTTCCTTGATCTGTTTCTGCGTGTTATCGGTTTTTTCTTCGAGATGCTCAATCTTCCGATCGAGTTCCTTGATGTGCTCGAAATCTTTGTTAAGATTCTGTTCGATTCCGTTCACACGCTCGGTCAGTTTCGCTGTCGGTGTCAGTGAAGCAAGATATTTCGTGCCCTGAATGATCGCAACGAGGATTCCGATGATTGCTCCGATTTTGATGATCAGATCCCAGGTTACACTAATCTCATTCGCTGTCGGCATCGTCAGCTCCTCCTGTCACATAGGGAGCGTGACTTGCGTCTGTCCATCCCTCCGCGAAAATGTAGGAACATACAGAGCCAAAACTGACAATCAGCGCAGCGATTTTCTCGGCTGTGACATCCGTTGTAAGAATGACATAGAGCGCCGTCACAAATCCTGCGACTGCGAGCCACAGCTTTCGGCTTGCAAGTTTCTTTTTCCAGTCAATCATTTCTTTTCCTCCTTCATGCCATAGAATGCGATGCCTTCATACTTCCATCCGAGACCAACGAGCTTGTTGACCTCTGTTTTGTTCTTTGTGTAGAAGTGCTCTCCTGAGTTTCTGTTGTATACACGATAAATAGGAACAGCTTTCTTTTCATCAGATCTGAATGCGATTCCCTCATATTTCCATCCGATCTTCGTCAGCTTGTCTCTCTCAGCTTCCTTCATCGTCAGGACATGGTCACCATCATATGTGTTGTAGAGTCGATACACTGGAGCACCTTCTTTCGGTGCATACCATCCGATTCCTTCATATACCCATCCGGCACGGCTGAGAGAGTTCGCCTCTCCGATGTTATACGTGAACATGTGCTGTCCACCGTTCGGATTGTACAGTCTGTATACAGCGTCTTCAACAGGTTTGATTGCGTCTGCTTCATAGATGTGAATGAATCCTTGAAAGAAATAATTCACACCGAGTGCATACGTTCCGTTCACACGTTTCAGCTTTCTCAGCCTCCAGTATCTGCCGTTCTCCTTTGTGCCTGTCCATCCGCTCTCACTGACCACAACATCGCCATGCTGATTCACTTCCTCAACAAATGCGACATGTCCTGCGCCGTCACTGCTGTTGCCTGCCTTCCCCTTTCGCCAACACATAATGGAGCCGACTTTCGGTGTCTGCGAACGTGAGAATCCGTCTTTGTATGCCCAATAGTTTTCTGCGTTTCCTCTGCACAATTTGTCATCGGATCCAGTTATCTCGATTGTTCTGCCATGCACATATCCTGTGCAGTTTGGAATTACGGAATAGGCATAAATCCGACCGTCTTTGTTTCCGAGGATACTGTGGTTTTTTCCACCGTGTTCAGCTGAAACGTAGGCTTTGTTTTTTGGATCAGGACATGTCGTCCTCTGTTTAAAGACTACCATTTTTATTCCTCCAAAAGATATGAAAAGGACAGAATTTTTCTTTTCTGTCCTTCTCGTCTGATTTAACTTGCAACAAGGTTGCAAAATCACCTGAAAAGCCTTTATTTATGCGGCTTTTTAACTTGCCGGCAACTTGCAATCTCGTCTGATTCTCGTCTGAATCTTGTTGGAATTCTTGTAGGAGCTTGTTGGAATTATTGCGACTCCTTCAAGCTCTAAGTCACGATTTTACTGATTCCTCAGCAACGATACAAGCATCATCAAACAGGTTGATTTCGTCCTGTGTAATTTCTGCTACTTTCACTCCGTCATGCATGACAATCAGTTTTGAATACTCTGTAAAATCCAGTTCAGTCATAGTATTTGATCATTCTTTACCTCTCAAAAAGGGAAGGTCATTCGACCCTCCCTTGATCCGTAACTCTTCAAGAGTTTCATTCAATTCTTCATCTGACATTCTCGTCTTCCTCTCGTCTGATTAGTAGACAATGTAACTTTGTTATTGTTTCCTTTTACTCATCCAAAGAAACAGATTTTCTGTTCATATGTCCTTCAGTATCAATGGTGTATAGCCATGCTACCTTTGGCGAAGTATTAACAATTTCTGCATGTTCATCGGCTTTGTATTCTCCAATGATTGTATATTCTTCCAATGTTTTCATGTTCTCACCTCATAGACAGTATAGCACAGATTTATTACTACCTTTAAAGAACCTGTCCAACAATTTCACCAGTAGAATAATTGAAACAGATTGCTTTTCTTGTTCTCATATGGTCATCTAAATCAGCACCACCGCCTCGAATAATTTTTACAAGTGTGTGTTCTGTATCAATCGTGATGAGGTTAAACGCATCTGCTTTTGTGCTTCTGTGCATATCACTATTTTTCCACTGTGCATACTGTGAAACGATGGCGCATGTGATGCAGTACATTAACTGACTGCCGTCTTCCGTTGCTTTCCATATGTTGTCTTGGTGCGTATGACCGCAGATATACCCGATGAAGTGCAGACCGTTGGTTATAGCAGTAGCCACTGTTTCAATAACAACGTCCGGTGTTGTGCAGTCACTTTCGTAAGGCATAGGTGTCTGTCCTACTCTAGTAAATGAAGACTCAAGTGCCACAGAATCAAAGTGTGGCGCATGTACCGCAATAATAACATGAAGGTTGTTCGTTATTGCACTGGACAGAAGATTTGAAAGCCATGCCGTCTGCTCTGTTGCTTCTGCTCCGTTATCGTTGTAAAGCATTACATCAAGTACAATAAGTCGCACTTTTGCGCTTGCATAGTCTTTGTAATAGTAAGATTTTCCGCTTGTGTGTGTGATTCCCCAATTGCTCTTAAATGGTGAAATGTAGTAGGCATCGCGGTCTGCCATGCTTAATGCTGTCCAGTTATATCCTGTACCAGCACTATATGAAGCAGTGTCATGATTTCCAATGCATGTCATTACGTTAGGATTCCACCACGACGTGATCTGCTCAGCAGTGTTCGCTACCATATCACCAGTGCAGATGTAATCATCGATAATTTCAGCATTTTCTTCAGCATCTTCTATTATTCTTCCCAATGCGCTTGTATCCTTGTGTATATCGCTGAAATGTAGAAATGTTAATGGTGTGCCGTTTCCGCCTGCTATGTGCCGAGCAGAATTTATTTTATAACTGGTGTCACCTTCACCCGCATTCTTTTTGATACTTTTTAAAACATCTTTTTCATAATATGCAATACATTCATTGCAATCTGTTGCGTCTGTGAATGCCTTTGAGTCGTCTACTGGAGCAACCGCCACCTCGACATATCCATCGTTTTGTATTGTGTAATCATATTGCGCATTTTGCCATCCCGTTGTTTCCGTTCGTGTTCCGCCAGTTGCACTGTCATACACATCAATGTAAATTTTAACAGTAAATTCTGTTTCGGTTTTATCCGGCATCAATGTCACAATGTCACCAGCACGCATTTCAATTCGTTCATATTTAATTCGATTGTTAGGAACATTGTTTCCGCCTGTCGATAAATATGCACCAGTAAAATGCTGTGCTATGGAATAATTAAGCAAGTCGACTGTTTTCGATATCTCACTCGCTTTTGTTTTAATTGTCAACCATTCTGTATAATCATCAGATGCAATCAGTGCGGTTTCTTCTGCTGTTGTCGAAGATGTCGCAGAAATCAGCACTCTAAATTTTGTGTTTGCAGGGATTGTATAAGAACCCGTCTGCCATCCTGCGTCTTTTTTGAGTGTTCCATCATCATTCAAAAGATGAAAAGATGCCCGCCGACCACTTGCAATATATACAGTCGTTGTTTCATCAAAAATAATAGGATAAACAGAAACAAGTCTATATGCAATGTCCTTGACTACTTGACCGTTTGTCAGGCTACCCTGTGTCCATTTTGAAAATCTGCGAATTGTCCAAAAACCATTATCGTAATTATCAAACGTATTATTTACTTCTGAAAATTTATCTGCCACAGAATCATCCATTTTAATAGTTGTGGATGCAAGAACCTGCTCTGCTGTGTATGTTGTCGCATTGGTTGCCCAATACTTGAACGCGATATATACATGTGTTGAATCTGTTGTAAATTGGTAATTAAATGATGCTGAAGAATTTACTTTGAATATACTCACACCTGTTGCCAAGTTAACAGGCACGGCATCATAGAACGCTATAACAACATCTGTATTGGCTTTATGCTCCATTTTCAGCCGATACTTTGTATTCGGCATAAGTTTAGCCCATGTGACTCTGTTATTAGGATTAAACGTTATGACACCACCGTCTGTAATATAAGCATTCAAAATGTTATTTGTATTAAGAAAATTAACACTTTCAGCACCGATTTCTGCATATAAATCTGTTTTTAACTCAGTCAGCTCGTCACCGGTCTTCTTTGCATCAGCGGGCGCACCGGACACCGCAAGCGTTGTATCAACAACATCTGCATTCAGCTTGGCTCTTGTGATGGCTCCATCCGCAACCTTTGCTGTTGTGACTGCATTACTTGCCAGTTTTGCGGTTGTGACTGTGCCATCCTGTAAGCCAGTCCATTCAGTGACTTCGTCATTGATTGCCTCAATTGCGTCATGGATGGAACCTCTGACTTCTTCGCCATAAATGGCATTCATGATATTCTGTAACAATGTTTGAATATTCGCCATAAGCTTCTCCTTTACTCTGTAATGACATATCTGTTCGCATCTGATCTCTTCTGAAGGTCAGTGATGCCTTTCGGAATAGTGCCGAACGTATATTGATTTTTCGATGCATCCTGAAGCGCGAGCTTCATTTTTGTTGCGATCATATACACATCTTTTTCATGCGGTACTGACACTAACCTCACTGTGTCTCCAATTCTGATTTTCTCCACATCTCTATTCAGATAGTGAAGATCTATCGCATTGATTTCAATCGTAGACGCAAGAGAAATGCCTGTACGCAGATAGTTTCTCGCCTCTTGTTCGAGCTGAGATGCGTTTACAATGTCAGGGAAATTGACAACCTCAATGATCCGCCCATAGGCATTCACGGCATTGTCATCTTGAACATATCCATTTCCGCTCAGCATCAGTCCATCCTTGCCAACAGGCATGACTGCCGTGAACACTTCTGATGCATCGATCAGCTCTCGAAAATCTATAAGATTCTTCCCAAATTGGATAACCTGTGAGGTGTTACGGTCATAAGATGAACGATACATAGTTGATGTGCCTGCCGGAGTGTAATATGGAACCAAAAATCCTCCAAGAGCATCTAAGAGGTTAGTCTGCAAGTCTTTTAATGTCTTTATAGGATTCTTGTTTTCTACCTTAACATTCGTGCTGATGTCGCAATACTGGAGATAGATTTTTCTGTCAGCGGTGACCTGTGCATTGTGATTGGCAAGCATCCTGATATACAGATCTCTCGCAGAACCATTGAACGTATACGGTTTCTGAACTGAGTCATAAAGCCATGATAGATAACCTTCACAATAAACGGATTTTGTATTGTAAAAATTCCTCTCCTGGCTGATGATTCTGCCTCTGAAAAGAATCTCGTTGCCCTGTCGCACCTCAACAGTGCTTTTCAGTTCTGCGATCCTATCATACATGACATTAGTTGTCGGTATATCGAATGTCAGTGATCCGCTTTTGTTTACCTCAAGTGTCAGCACAGGATTGATCAGCTCATATCCCTTCAGTCCGTTTGTATAAATGAGATCCCCATCTACATAAATGTAGTAATGAGGATTATCGTCTGTCTCGATCGGTGCCGGAGGTTCCGGTGTTGGTTCGTCGCTTGTGATGGTTGGGAATTCAACTGTTACGCTTCCGGAATCTGCTTCCCAATATTTGTATCCTGTAGCCGATAAAGTTCCGGAGAATGCTCCTGATGAATCATGTGAGACTGTGATTGATTGTGTCGGACACATATCCGCCCACGCAGTTGTTGCCTTGCCGAGCGCAAAACTAACTGTGTTAGTCTGACCGGCAAGGCTCACCGTGTAGGAGTGTGAATCGTTCCAATATGGGCTGTTTTTCTCACAGGCACGTTGCCATTTGAAGAATAATGTAGTCTTTTTATTGGTTGTATCCTGTGTGATCCATCCGACAATCCTGACGGCGCTCCAGTATCCTCCGTATGATGTGTGATTCGTCTGTAAACGTAGTATCTCCTGTGCGTTGTTTTCTGACTGGGCTGTGATCTTCATAACGAACCACCTCTGAACGCAATCGTGACTCTTCCATTCCCTCTGAATCCGAGATTGTGTTCGCCTTCGGTAAGAACAATTGCAGGAATTGTGTTCACACCGTCCGCTAATGAATAAGTATTACCCTCAAAATCAACCGTCAGAGAGTTGCCGGACTCAATTTCCGCAGTAAATACAGGAATCACCGGCATGCGCGTTCCTACTACTGTATAAAGGAGCGAACCACTCACTCTGATACCGGAATAGTTCCGAATAACACCTGTTTCAAAACTGAATGGATCCCAGAGCCATTCTTCTGTACTATCATGAATGAGATATTTATATGGTTCAACGTTGTAATCAATCGCAATGTCTGCCCACTCACCAATGCGCTTATATTCGAATCCTGACACGGTGAATCTGCCGTAATAATAGTATTCAGGTTCTTCGTCAAGAATGCACTGCATTCGCTGACCATGCAGATAGTTCATGATTTCAGAATATCGAGAAGATGCTCTTCTTTCCGTAGCAAACATTCTGAACTTTAACGTTCCGCGCCTGTTGTTAAAAACCGGATAATCAGTCAATGCATCTGACAGATCAATCTCACCATCCGCACCCATAATGTCAACGGATATGTATTTGTGCGAAGGCGGATCGAATACCGGTCTTTTAATCGGTATAAGTTTCCAGTCATCCCACGTATTCTTTTGTCTAAAGTTGACACTATGCAGTCTCTTTGCTTGCGTTGATGACATATCAATTACCTCTCTGCTTATAACCTGTAATCGTGCCGAGCTTTGAGTCCATTGCGTATGCAATACCGCCGACTGTCGATCCTGTATCAAGGACGACATTCATGCCCATAATCGCGTTTTTAAGCGATCTCAGCTCCGAGATGATGGATGAATCATCCGCCGCGCTTCCTACGCTCACAGAGCCGATTTCGGGACTATACGCGGATTCTGTCATGTTGCTGAGGTCATCCATCGCTTTGTACACGCTGTCAGCGTTCGCTTCGATACCGACAGCAATTCCCTGCGGAATGAATTTACCGATTTCATCTCGCATCAATTTTGAAGGCGATGCAATTCCAAAAAATTTCTTTACTCCGTCAAAAGCCGATTTCGCGAGATTCATCAGCATGTTTCCAATTGCTCCGCCTGCCGCTTTCAGTCCGCTCACGATTCCGTCAATGATGTTCTTTCCGAGTGATGCCCAGTCATACGACATGAACGATGACACCATCTGAGAAAGAAGCTGACCAATTGCTGACAGAATATTCGGTGTCGCCTGAAGCACACCGGAGACAAGCGATGCAATCAATTTCAGACCCATTCCGATGAATTCCGGAAGTCGCTGAATAAGAATCGAAAGCATGTTTGTCGCAAGCGAGATGATTGTCGACAGGATTGCCGGCATGTTGTTCTGAATGCCTCCGATCAGTGAATTGATCACATTGAATCCCATGTCTAGGAATTCCGGAAGCGCCTCAACGAGCATCTGAATCATTCCCTCGGTGAGAGTCTTCATCGTCTCCCCGATCTGTGGGATCATTTCAGAGATCTGCGTCCACATTGCCTCAAGTCCACTCCGGACAAGCTCGACACCGGCTCCTCCGTTGCCTGCGAAAATCTCCGTCAGACCGTCCATGATGATTTTGAATGATGGGAGGAATTCAGCCATCAGCTGATTCTTCATTCCCGACATTGCTGTCGTCATGTCTTGCAGACTATCCTGAAATGCCGCCGCATTTTTGACTGCCTCATCGGACAGCACTCCGCCGAGTTCATGGACTCTGTCACGCATCTTCTGTGTGTCCTCGGCTGATGTATTCAGCAGAGCACCGAGTTCAGTTCCGCCTTTGCCGAGGAGTTTTGACGCGAGATAGGTTCTCTGTGTTTCGTCCTCGACATTCTGAAGTGCTGTGATCGTCCTCTCGAACAGCTGTTCCTGATTCAGTGATTTCAGTTCATTCTGAGAGATTCCAAGTGTTTTGAAAGCATCTGATCCAGTCTCCGCCGCAGTTGCGAGAGTCTTCATGCCGGTTTTCATCGCCTCAATCGAGGTTCCGGAATGCTGAAGAACAGCATCCCACTCCTGATAGGACTGGGCAGACATGCCCATCTTCTGCGACATTTTGTCGATGTTATCGCCGAACTGGGCAATCTGCGACACTCCGGAAACGAGCTGACTTCCAAATGATGCCGCCGCAGTGCTTGCCGCAACGAGACCACCGATCGCGACCTTTGTTCCGCCGCCGATGACAGATTTCAGCTTTGAGCCGAATCCAGTTGCCTTCTGCTCACTGTCCTCCATTCCCTTTTTGAATTCATCGGAGTTCAATGTCAATTTTGCTACTAATTCAAATACATTCATTCATTGTCCTCCTTAACAATTGTGATTCCTGTTTTTCTGACCACTTCCTCAACGATTTCCTCAGCGCTTCGAGTTTCCACATTCTTCGATTCTCGATTGAGAATTTCTATGAACCTCTGAGTGTGTGTTTTTCCTTGTGCCTGATAAAATAGCTGATCAGTGACATATACGAAAAAAGCCGTCCGTCTTTGTTCTTCCTCATACTTGGACAGAACATAATTGACGAACGGTTTTAGTTTTCTGACTCCTCTGTATTCTCCTTGGCAGATCCAAAAGACTCTTTTAAAGTTTCGGTCTGCTGTTCCATAAAAAAAGCGAGAAGCTCCTTATCATTGACAACTTCAAGAACCCTCCTCGGAAGTGCGAAAAAACCGGCTTCATACGATTCAGGATCACACTGATCCATTCTCGCTAAGATCAGTTTTATAGTGCTTTTATGGTTTTTGATCATGAGCGAAACACCTTTTAATCTATTGGCATCGCTCATAATCATATCGACAGCCTCTTTGTCGGTCATAATCTCCGCACAAGGTTCGAGGATGTCGGCGAGGAGGTCGAAAGCCTCCTCGTTTTTGTAGTCCGACAGTTTCCTCATATTATCCGATGTAGACCTCCACAGGAACAGTGTCCTGATCGTTCAGAGAATAGTGTGCTGTGAATTCGAATGCATACTGACCTTTGTTTTTGTCAGTTGTCTGCATCGCAAAACCGGCCGTGGACAGCGTGTTCATCATATGAATCGCGATAGCTTTTCCATCAGTCTTTCCATAGTCTGCGATGAGCCACAGGTCAGCGAAATCAGTGTCTTTCAAAACATTTCTCGGAACAATGTGCTTCGCATTCTGTTCATCGACATCTCCGATCATCAGACGAGCGATTGTTTCCGCCTTCATTGTCAGCATGGTTCCGGAAACGGTTGTTGTCGTGTCGTTGATGTCCTTCAGCTCTTTTGTGTTCTTCGCACAGTTGTCGATGTCCTCACCAAAGTCAACGAATTCATGCGTGTGACTGAACTGGAGTCCTCCAGTCGTTGCACCCAAAATGTCATTGTTCTGAATCTCACCTGTCGTGGGATTGAAATTTTTGGCGAGAACACCGGCATTGAGAGTCAGGCTCTCGAATGTATCAGTAGGAATTTTAGTGAATTTTCTTCCCATAGGTTTTTCTCCTTAAAGATTTGCCTCAATGATTAAAGACAAATATGCCGCCTTGATGTTGATGTCCTCTTGCGGCTGAATTTGCATGAATGTGATGTCCTTGTAGAGCATCAGGAATCCGTCCTCAGTGTCCAATTGGACTCCTCCTTCACCGATCGTCTCCTCGATCTGATCAACGACCTGGGCGAGAGGAACATATGACGGACTGTGAGTAAACACAGTCGCATAGATTGACGACTGTTCTTTCCACTCAGGATAGGTGACATGATAGGTGATGTACGGAAGCGCCTGCTTTTCCGGAACACTCCCCTCAGGGAATGCCGGCATCCCGAACGAAGACCAAAAGTCATACAGGGCGGTCGCAATCTGCGTCATCCGTCCGCTCATACTGGGATGTACTCCTCAGCCGAGACCTGTCCGATGTTCATCCCTGATGTAGGCGGTGTCACATTGTCCACAATAGACGACATGACACGGAACACTTTCCCATCAGAGAGTCTCCTGAATACATCGAACGGCTCAAGCATGATGTTCTTTTTGACTGTGACGGTATAGATCGCCGTCACTCCTTCCTGTTCAGCGACACGACCGGCTGTCGTGCTGTCCTTGCCGATTGCCGCCTCGAATTTTGCTCCATCCGTCCACACGTTGATCATGCCGCCCATGCCGTCCGGAGCTTTGGTTTTGATGAGGAACATGCACTCTGACATGTATGCGTTTATCAGACTCATCCCAGTTTCCTCCATCTGTTCAGCCGGTCAGCAAAAACTTCCTTCCATGTCATCGGAAGTGTTCCCGATGATCCGTCTCCTCTTGTGACCGATGCTTTTGAATAGGAGTAGTTATTGAATGACTCCGACTGATACGGACTCATGTTTCCGCTGTCGATCGATCCGTATTTCTCATTCCATGTCTCAATTTCAGAAAGAAGGGAGATGAGTGCCATCGGCACAGCCATCTCCCAAACCTCTCCATTGAACTCCTCATCTGTCATTTCGCCGCCGCCGTACTTCCAAACTCCATCGTTGAACACAGATCCAACGACTCGGAAATACTGATTCTCCCTCAGAAAGGAGCACTGGAGCTGACCGTCAACAATATTGAAATCTCCTCTGTGGACACCGCCTCTCACAACGAAAAAATTGTGGATCGTATCGCAGATTTCATCAAGAATTTTGAGCATGATCAACCTCCCATGATTGCGGCAATGATTTCCGCCTTAGTATTTCGACTCGTCACTCCCTCAATACCGAGACTCTCCACAATGTCGAGCAATTCTGCCTTCGTCATTGCAGAGAGATCAGATTCGGTGTATTCAGGCGCGGACTGGCGAAGAGCCGATGTCATTCCCCCTCTGTGACCGGAGTAGTTGCCGCTGTGATTGTTCCCTTGACGATGCCGTCAGCGTAGTCAGCGAACAGCTTGATTCCATCAACAACAGTGTCAGATGCTGTCATGTTTGTGTAATCCGGCTCCTCATGGATGCCGATGTAGCCTGTTTCATCGGCCGTGAATGCGAATGCCTCGTTCAGATCAGCACCATTGACAGGAATGTAGTAGAGAACGATGTTTTCCTTCGATGTTGCATAGAATGTTCCTGCTGTGACATTGCTGTTCAGGATGACAGTACCAAGACCGAGGAAGTCTTCGATGTAGGTCAGACCGAATGCTGTCTGAGTCGTAATCTGCGCTGTGCCGAGATAGTCAGCGACATCCATCGGATTCAGGAAGTAAACCGGATCTGCGTCATCATCCTCAAACAGAGTCTGAAGCTTGCCCCATGCATTAGCGAGTGCCGCCTGAAGACCGACACCTGTTGCTGTGGATGTAGAGGAGACTGTAGACAGGAATGTGAAGAAGTCGGATCTTACTGTCTTCTGAACATCCTTCATCATCTTGTCAGTTGTTTCGGAGACTGCCTGATCATAGCCTCTGTCGATGATTGCTTCGGCAGATGTCGCTTTTCTCCACTTCTTCAGAGTAATTTCTCCGACAGGCACTTCCGTTGTGGAATACTTGGAAAGCGGAATAGTGTCGCCCTCTGCAACAACACCGTTGTTAACGAGCGTTCCAGTGACCTTGTGAATCTTCAGCACTGTTTGTGCCTGCTTCGGAATCTTTCTTGTGATACCGAGAGCTTCTGTCAGTTTCTTGATGGATCCATTAAAACGTGTAACAAAATCGACCTCACGAACACGCGCGAGGTCAGCCTTTTTGATCAGATTTGTTTCAGCCATGCTGTTTTTTATCCTTTCTTGTCCTATTCGGACAGTTTTAAACCGAACAGCTCCGGATTCGCCGCGATTGCCGCTCTGCGTTCCTTGCCGTCCTTGATTGCCATGATTTCATCCTTGGTCATCTTCTTTGTGCCGGTCTTGTTCGGCGGATTTTTGACATCAGCACCATCTTCACGGCGCTCAACGATGAATCCTGACCATTCGTCTTTGATCTGTTTCGTCAGATCCTCACTGTCCTCGAATTTTCCCTCGTCATTGAGTTTCAGCTTCGAGAAATCAGTGACTTTGATGATCGAATCAATGCGTTTCTCATCCACTCCGCACTCTTTCAGAACACTTTTATATGCTGTCTGAACCTTGCTGAGTTTTTCCTTGTTGAGAATGTCCTTCTTGTAATCCTCGAATGCCTTGTGTTCGTCATCGAATTTCTGTTTCCAGTCATCTCCGCTTTCATATGCCTTCAGTTTCTTCTCAAGCTCCGTGACTTTCTGCGCGTCCGCTTTGTATTTGTCGCGGTCTGCTTTGATCCCTTCGATACTTTCTGCGTTAGCCTCGATGATTGCGCTCACCTGTTCGTCGGTGAGATTCATCCCCTTCAGGAATGATCTTGTAAGTGCCATTTCTTCTCCTCCGTTCTTCGATTCTTGGCATTTCTTCGCCTTAAAAATGACATTTTTGCCCTGTTCTTTGGGTATATAAAAAGCACCGATTTCTTTCGGTGCTATTTACCAATATTTCCGAGAATTGATTCGAAAATTGCCTTGAATTCATCCAAATTCTTTTCAAATGCCGGTCTGAGGAATGGTCTCGGATGCATTCCTCGCGTTTTGTGCCATTGACCTTTTGCGTCCTGATAACTCCAAGGTGTCTGTCTGCCGCCGGAGACATAGATGCCGGTTCCGAATTCTACATCACTTTGTTACCGCAGAGGCTTTTTATCCTCTGCTTCTCATGGTTTCCCATGAGGTCGGCGTACATCATCATCTCATTTCTGAGAGTCGAGCACTCTTGGAGGGATTATTGCTTCCATATCGCTCACCCTCTACGCTCTACGGTGCCGGTGGTCTACCGGTTACCTCGGTATTAGCTTGCATATCGGTTTAGCTTTTACCGATTTTGCTCGATTTTCTAATAACACATCACTGTGTTTCTCCGCCTGTATGTTAACGGAGCATATTCGACATTCGTTCCGACATAGACCGTCTGATCCTCGACGGCCTGTGTGATTGAGTTCCTGAGTCGTCCGGTGTCAACCGCTCCCTGTGCTGTGATTTCAGCGACAGCATGAGCGACAGCCTGTGTTCCGATTGCCTTCAGCGCTGTCTGAATAGCTTCGGAAGTAGCGTTCATAATCAGATCTTTGTTCGATTTGAGAGTGAATTCGAAATCAGCCATCATTTACTCCTTCATAGGCTTCAGATTTCCGTTCATGAAATCGCACCAAAACGGATTTTCCTCATCAAAAATTCTTTTTTGTTCCGGTGTCAGATTTCGGTAGTCTTTAAAAAGGTCATAAATTTTCTTTTTATCAAACGAAAACAGGAACGTATCTTTTGTTCCGTCAGGTTCAACCCACCAAATAGAATCGGTAGGTTCAATTTTATAAAACCTATTTTCTGCTCCCATATTCGCCTTTTTTCTGACTTCCTTCGTCTGTGTTGATATATGTCAGTATACGTGAAAAATACTCGTTATTTTTCAGACTATCAACATTTATTAAATCTATCTGATCTCCGTATTTTGATGTTTTTGTTGCTCCGAAACGGCGAGCGAGTGACTGAGTTGTTAATTGATACCATCCATTCCCTTTAGGAGCTTGCAATTCAAGGAATCTGTATCCGTCATCAGTGTGTTCCACAATAGCCGCATGTCTGCCGACACCTAAAATATGAGGTTCATTCATAGGCATTTCTTTCAACATGCTGACCGTTGTTTTTATTGGTGTTTTGCTTCTCTCTGAATTGGAAATAACATTTTTCATTTGTGCGATCAAATGTATGTTGTTCCCACTACTAAAAAATTTCATAGAATCTCCACCTCTAAAGTCGTGGATTTCATACCCTGCACTATTTGCGGCAAAGCAAAATGACAATGACGCACACGAACCACTCGTCAGATCTCCTCCCCCAACATCTGCGATAAACTGTTCAATCGATTTCGGAGCATCCAACGCAACAAGAGGATTGCTGACAATTGTGCTATTTTCGAGTCTATTCAATATTGCATATCCTCTATCCGACAACATTTTTTCGTTAGTAATATTGTTTAATTTTGACAATATTTCATCATTTTGATATGTGCCATCAACGACCTTTTTAAAATATTCACCGGCGCTTTCTGCCAGTGGCAAAGATTTATCTCGAAGGTCATTGTATAATTCGCTGTAGTTTTCATATGGCATGAAGTCCTTAAGATCAGAAAACTCCATTTTATTTGCTTTCATGAATTCAACAGCATTCCATTTTTCCTCGTCCTTCGGTTGATTTTCATGTTCTCCGAGCCACTCCTCATAAGTCATGTCTCCCATCTTCGGAGACCATTTCGGAATGTCTATGGGAAAGCCTGTGACTGTCGCAATCTCAGAACACCGGCAGTTGTACACCTCAGCCGGTTCTCCATCCGGATCAGCCGGATATTTAAGACCGTTCGAATACAGTCCTGTCTTCCTGTCCTTGATTTCTCCGTGTAGGAGTCGATGTGAGTGTCGTGTGCGGTCGTCCAGTGTTGCGATCCATACACGATCAATACCAACACCTTTCGCCTCTAGATCGTCATATGCGTCCTCTCTGCCCTTGTTTTCAGCCGCCGTCATCATCGTCCGAGCATTCCTCAGAGCGGCTCGTCCGTCCATTCCTACGACCTTCTGAAGCCTCTTCGCGATGTCCTTGATCGGTTCTCCTTGGAGGATTCCCTGTGTGATCTCGTTGTTCAACTTCTGCCTGTTCCAAATCAAATCAGCACGCTCTCTGAGTTCCTTTGCGGTCTTCGATTCCGTCCTTGGATATGGCAACAGCTTCGGATCATCCTTCAGGATGTTTTCAACGGCTTCCCTGTTGTAGAGCGTATAGGATGTGTTCAGCATCGAGTCTTTTTCCACTTGGAATGTCGCATAGTTATGATTCAAAGCGTAGGCTTCCGGAGTGTGCTCGTTGATGATCGAGCGTGCTTTGCTGTCGATTTTCATCAGGTCCTCGGCGAGCGTGTCACGCATCTCTATCCACCTCTTGCCGGTCATCATGTGGTTATAGCGCCACTGGAGCCAATATTCGCGAGTAACATCACCGGCATCAACACGAGCCTTCATTGCCGCGTCATCCGCTTTGAATTTATCGAAATAGGCTTTCGTCTTCCGAGCGACCTCTTTGTAAGCTCTCGAATACTCTTTCTCAAGCCTCTTCTCCAGTTCCTCGATCAGGTCATCCGTCAGCTCATGACCTCTGTCACTCATGCTTCATCATCGCCTGTCTCATCAGAATAATTGAACCTGTTCATATCCTGTTTCTCTCTGTTTGCAATGATGTTTTTGACCTGATCGACCGTCACAAACGGAATGTTTGCAAGGATCGTCTCATCATCGAGATAATTCGCGACCATTGTCAGCATCTGAACCTGTTCCATCTGATTGGAAATCCTGTTTCGCTTGTAGACCGGCTCATCCTCAATGCCCTGAAGCGAGAGGATCTGTTTGATGAACTCTGTGCATTCGAATTCAAAATCATCAGCCTCTTCATCAAGCGGCTGATATGCCGCGTCAATGTGGTCATTCGTAGCACCGGCGGCGATCGTGTGAACATCCAATCCTCCGAAATCCTCATAGATGTTCGCTCGGATCAGATCGAGGAACTCTTTTCTTGCCGAATACGGAACCTCCTGTGTGTACGGTGTGACAGTGCTCTCACGGTCAGCTTTGGCAATGTGCATGAGCTTCAGTTTGTCTCTGAATTCCATCAGGTCTCGGTCATCCATGCCGTTCGCGTTCTGAATCAACCAATAGATCTCCGCGCACTGGTCAAGGTCGTTCGCGAATCCTGATGCAATCAGATCATATGCGTCAATCTTCGCTCTCAGACCGATCAGAGCACTCTGATGTGTAGGATTTCCCCACATCGCTTTGATCGGAAGGTCTGAATAATTCTTATATCCGACAATCTCATCTCCTCCGAAGTCAGTGTGTGAAATGATGCTGATGTACGGCTTTTTATCGGCGACCTGAATCAGATGCTTTCCGGTGCTATCATCAGAGAATTCTGTGTATCCATCTGCCTCATAGAGCACAACGTTCCTCGGCTTGCCATCGTCCAGTTGCCAATATCGAATGCCGGCACTCAGTGCGGATGTGTCCTCATTCCACAGAGGGATGAATTCTCTGAGTGTGAAATTGATAAGTTTGTCTTTGTTCCAAAAACCGAATGTCAGACCGTGTTTGATTGCATTCCGACCGATGACTTTCATCTGAGAGTCGAAGGTCTTTCCGAGTTTTTCCTTTGTGTTCTTCTCCGCAAATTGGACACCATTTCCGAGGAGATAGTTCGTCCTCTGCGTGATCATCCTGTGGAAGAAATTGCTCGCGATCCTGTTTGTGGATGCTGTCGTGTCGATGATCTTTGTTCCGTTCGTGTCGTACAGATATTTCGCATAGTTCATAACTGTGCGGTTCTTCTGTCTGTCATATTCATCAGCGAGTTCCGCTGTGACTACCATCGGATCGGAGGCATGGTCAGACAATGCCCTTTCAATGAATCCTGTGATGTCGTCCTGATTTTCGAGAAAATCCTGATATGTGAGCATTTTTACCTCCTGAATGGTGAAATATAGTCTCTTTTCGGCTTGACGAGATACATCGTTTTACAAAAATAGCGAAGCGCATCTGCCGCATGATCGTTGACCTTCACTGGTCTGTCATCTTCCGCTTTGTCATCCCACACATAGCCATTCAATTCAGCAATCAGGTTCTTGCATGACCTCGTGATCTTGAAATAACCGTTTTTCATGCATGTGTTAGTTTCTCTGATGCCGTCAAGGACTGCGTTGTCAGCTTTGGTCACGGAGTACCATTTCCTCCGCTCCAGTGCCTCAATAAAAGACGCGGCAGACGGATCGATGATCGTCCTCATCTTCCGTAAGTACCGCGCCTGATGTTTCTCTATTTCTTCCTCTCGCTTCATCATGATCGGTCTGATGAATTCATCGAGATCGTCTGCATATTCCTCGTCTGTTTTCTGTGTTCCGGTGTCTCTGCCGGAATAGTAATACTCATCGATAATTACCCACAACTTTCCGTATCGTGCCCACAGAAGCGCGGCAAATGCGTTCTGTGTGCCGTAGTCAATCGACAATGAATATTCCTCCGGATCCCTGTCAAAACCGCTCAGATCGTCAATGAGAGCGTCCTGAAATGAGGGATAAATCAGACCTTCAGCCAATGCCCACAGACCGAGGATGAATCTTTGATAGTAAACTGTGCCTTCGTACTCCCGACAGAGGTTTTCAACGAACTTCTTCGGGAGGAATGGATTGTCAAAAATCGTGTAATGCTGAACATAGATGTCAATGTCCGTCCGGTCAATGAATTCCTTCAGCCAATGTTTCGGATGCTCAGGGTTACACGCACCGTCCATACAGGAATATTCCTTGTCCAGTCGTGAAGGGAGCATCTCGAAAACTTCATGGTTCCATTTTGCGATTTCATCGCCATAGAGGTATTTAATCGAGGCGCCTTGGATTTTGGCGACCTGAGAGACTTTCTCAGCGCCGAGGCAATGCACCTCCTCACCGGCAATGTAAGCAATGTTCCGGCTGTTGATCGTGCTGACGATCGCTGAACCATAGATCTCTCTCATGGGAGCGAGCACGTTTCTCTCGATGGTCGATTTCGAAACACCGAGAATGACATTTAGTCCGGACAGACCCGATCTCTGCCGGATCCTGTAGAGAATCACATGAGCAATGTCACCGAATGATTTCCCTGATCGGACAGCTCCGACCTTGAAATTATATCGGTGAGTCGCTTTCCGAAAATACTGCTTCTGCTTTTTTGAAAACTGGATCATTCGTCATCATCCTCTTCCATCTCAGCGGAATCCTGTGTTTGTTTGAGGATCTGATCCAGTTTGTCGATTGCTGAGCTGTCGGTTACAATCGTGTTATCTCTCCATCCGGCCTTAGCTTTCAGATAGAAGATAATTGCCGCCGCTGATGGCTGAACCTCTTTCGTTGTCTTGATTACATGTTGTTTTTCCTTTCCGTTAGCATCTGTCCATTTTTCGACTCTTGTTTCTGTTATAGTCTGCTTTTGAAATAAAGCGAGAAGTGATTCTTCTGCTGAAGCATCAGCTTCATCTTTTCCGTTTTTAAATGCTTCCGCAAATTGCGGAAACCTTTTCTTCCATTCTGAGATGGTCTGTGTTCTGACACCTATCTTTTTTGAGATCTCCTTGTCTGTCAGACCGCCTCTTTTCCACATTCGAATGACTCTCAGACGATCCTCCGTGAGCCAATCCGCATATCGTGACGGACGACCGCCGTTTTTCTTCATGCTTGCCCTCCGATATTTTTATGTTGCTTTTTGCTATGTTGTATTCCTTCCACAGCTTCTTCAGATGCTTTGAAAGGTCTCTCTTTCGATGAATACTGGATGTATTGCTGATCTGCTGCTGTGTTTCTTTTATCTCGGCAAGATGTTTATCAAGCATTATCATTCAGAAGCACCGCCTTTTCTCCTGTAAGGTTCTCGTATCTTTGTATGATTACATCGCAATATTTGGGGTCAAGTTCACACATATAGCATTTTCTGTTTAACTGCTCACAGGCTATTAGTGTGCTACCACTACCGCCGAAAAGGTCAACAATAACCTGTCCTTCCTTGCTATATCGGTCTAAAAACCATCCTGCAAGCTTTATCGGCTTTTGTGTCGGATGCACTCTTTTTTTGGTATCTTCTTTTTCCATTCCAAACAATCCAGACCATTTTACTCTTGCAATATCTCTCTTATGTCGCTTTTTACTCCAACATAACTCAAAGCACGACCCGTAGCCCAAATCCATTGCATTTCTCCCGTCTTGCAAATCATCTGTATCGTTCATTCTCTTATCCCATACAATCCAAGAACCACTGTTCTTGTTCGGCAACAACTCTGCGTAATAATCTGCCCCCCATAGAAAAATTTCCTCTGCACCTGTTTCAAACACAGCGTTTATCATTTCCGGATGGAATTCATCAACCTTGCCACTATCATATTTTCCACCTTTTGATGGCTTTTTACTCGCTTGAAAATCGTGATTGTTTTCCGAATGCATTTTGCTAAAATCAGTGTCAAGATTCATTCCGTACGGCGGATCGCAGAAGACCATATCAGCCTTTACCCCATCCATAAGCCTATCAATAACCGCAACATCCGTGGAATCTCCACAAATCAAACGATGATCTCCCAACTGCCATAAATCACCGAGTTTCGTCCTCGGCTCAACTTCTTCCGGAGGATTGTCTTCAATAATTGGCTTTGGTTCTTCGATTTCCATCTTTTCAAAACCGAAAAGGCTCATGTCGATGTCATCAAGCGCCGCCAGTTCTTCATTCAGAATGCTTAAATCAAAATCCGTATTCATGGTCAGCTTGTTGTGTACAAGACCATAAGCCTTCCGCTGTTCATCTGTCAGTTTGTCCAGTCTGATTACAGGAACCTTTTTGATTCCTAATTGCTGACATGCAATCAGCCTGCCGTGTCCCTCTATGATCTCGTTGTTTTTCCACACCGCGATCGGATCATTCATTCCAAACTCCTGAATGCTGTTTTTTATCTGCTCAATCTGTTCGGCCGTGTGAATTTTAGCGTTGTTTTCATATTTTTTTAGCTGTTCTATACTCAAATACTCGACTTTTATATCTTCCATGGTTCACCTTATAAAAAAAGAGCCTGCCGGAGAGAAATTCGCGAAGCTAAGGAGGCATCATGACATAACAGAGCCGGCAGGCAAAGGAAAAAAGAAAAAAGGAGAAGAAAAACGCAGAGTGGGGAGTTTCTGCGCTTTTTCTCGTTTACAATATAACACCGATTAGGTGTTTAGATTTTAAGTGATTGCTGTCTCGGTGCTGTTCTGACTGGAATGTAATTCCTCAGGACGCTGATCACTGTTTTCAAATCATCCTGTTTGTATGGAGCATATACGCTCTTCGCTGTCTCTGTCGGATAGATTGACAGATGATACCGGTTTTCATATCCTTCCGCCACTTCCATTCCCCACTGGATATGAACAGTCGGCTTTCCATATAAGCTCAGGACATAGCATTCGTTAGGTGTCCACAGCCGGAAATCAACATCGAAAATGTCTTCGAGCTTTTCTTTGATTTCATTCCCTGTCGGATTTTTCACTGACCTCATATATGCTCACACTCCTCATGATTCTTTCGAGCACTTTTCGGATCTTTCTCATCTCTTCCGCAATTTCGTTCAGAACACCGAGAAACGCGAGGAGGATCAGTGCGACCATAAGTGCCTTCATGGTTCAACCACCTTTAGCGCATTCAGGAATTCCTCAACAGTATGGCAGATGAATGTTCTGCCGTTACCTTTATCAGGATCCTCATGCACTGTGATTGTCTGAAAATCCTGTTTGTTCTGTTTGGTGAGGAAGACTGAGACTGTGTGTCCCTTCCTGATCGAGTACATCGCGCCGAATTTCAGATATGTCCTGTTGAATTTCAGCGTTGTGTTCTTCTCGGCGACTTCCTTCAGCTCTTCCATTGTCATGCCGGTCATTCTGTCACACCTCCTCCAGTGTCTCCGGTAAAATAATCACCTCCAAGCGTTGTCTGCGTGATGCAATAGTCATTCTGAATCGGGAAGATCCGGTCGAAATCGGTCAATGCTCCGGTTTCTCCTTCGTGATAGGCAACAAATGCACCTCTCTCAGTGATGCTCTTGATTCTGCCGATTTCGTATTTGTAGCCGTTCGTGTAAATGACATACTGTCCCTCTCGAAACTGATCACTCCCTTTGTTCATAAACCCTCCTTTTCAGCCTTGTATTTTGCGAACATGTCGCTCCCGATCTTCCGTGCATGTTGAACACTTTTTGCAAGTACATACACGCTTAATTTGTCGTTATTATTGCAGTCCACTTTATTACGGATACTGTATTTTTCTTCAATGTCCCAATTCTCACGATACGCTACCAATTCACCGAAAGGTGTTTCCCAAACTTTGAAGATATAACGGTCATCTCGGATCATCTCTTCCCAAACTTCGGTGTCGTATTCTTCTATCCGCGTAGCGTCGTCATAAATACTATCTTCGTTGTTGCGTTGCCTGATCTTTTCAGCCATCTCCCGATTGGTTGCAACACCTACAATGTGATAGTCTGAATAACAGCCTTCTGTGATTACATAAATTTTCATTCTCTCCACCCATTTCTCTTGATGCACCTTGTGCAATTTCTAAGCCGTCCATAACATCCGTACCGCTTGCCAATCATTTTTGCGAGGATCGGATAGATGATGTCACGATAAAATCCGAATTTATGCTTCATTCCATCCAAGCTCCTCAAACTGTTTCATGATTGCCTTCAGTTCCGCGTAGTTCAGCGGTGCCGGATACCTCGACCTTTGTCCGGTTTCGTTGATGTAAACCGTAAGCGACACATCAACACACTTCGAATACTGCCGGAACATGATCTGTTCCTGAACAGCGCGGTTGTCATCGTACTGGGTATAAATCAACATCGGTTCATCCTGGGGGACAAGTGTCGCCTGACTGCCGGTGTCGCTCCAATGATAGTCCTCGAACTTATAACCGAGTGCTTCAAACATCTCTCTCGCTGTCATTCTTGTACAACACCTCCTGTTGGAAAAGTTCGCTTAATGCCGATGCGATAGCCTGCACTTTCTGCTCGTCATCACGCAGGTCATCGTATCCGAGTAAGTCAAACATCGCATGGAGAATCTCATGCATAATAGTATTGTTTTTCATGCTGACTGTCATGTTTTTATCCAACATTATAGTTGCTGTAAGATAATCGTATTCGCCCTTACGGGGTTCATATTTGTTTACAACATCTGTTTCTTTAACAGCAATTTCTACACCCAACAGATTTATCTTTTTCATTCTTCTTTCCTCTCTGCAATCGAACAATAATCATAAGCATCCCAATCTCTACTGTCATCAATGATTTCGCAAAAGTGATACTTTCCGTACCAGTGCTTGCAGTCCTTGCACCTGATCAGTTGCTTTGAATGTCTCCTGATCCATCCGATGAAGACCTCGCTTTCATCAGACTGGTCTTCTTCGATTTCAATGATATATTCAGGCATCTTCTTTCCTCTCTGCAACTCTGCTTATCGTGTATCTATATCCTTTGTGAAACCATGTATATGAATGACATGGATGGTTTTCATAAAAACGATGTGTCACCATTCTGAATATTTTATCGTTCAACCTCATTCTTCTTTCCTCTCTGCCCACTCATCCAAAGCCTTAATCAATGCTTTCTTTACGGCATCCCTTTCGCCTGTAGTAATAAGCATCGGGCAGTCAACGTCTCTTATTACTCGTAATACAAGTTCACCGAAGTGCGCATCCTTATCCGTGAATTGTGTGTTCATATCGTCCGTGCCGTACATTGTTTTGAAGTAACTCATTCTTCTTTCCTCTCTCCATCCATCTTTGCTCCGCAGATTGGGCAATATGGCGATTCCCACGGTTTATCAAACTTGTCACGATATGCATATAAACCGCAATCACTGCACCTTGCGCCAAACTCATCCCGTATCCATTTTCCATGTCTGACAGGCTCTGAATCGACTGTTTCAGCCTTTTCAATCTCAGTAACTACACGCTCAATACCTGTCACAAATCCGCACATCGTTTTGTTCATTTTCATGGTGTACAGAGTGTTTTCGATGTTCCATGAGTCAATGACGGCATTGAGAGCATCCGCATCAATCAATCTTGGCATTCTTCTTTCCTTTCTGCCTTCCAGTTGTCCATCATTTTCTTAATCGCAATTCGGACATATTCTAAATTTTGTGATAGACACCACTCTTCTATCCAGTCGATTGGGATTGCCTGCGCTTCGACAATCTCAGATTTTACCGTCCCAAAATAACCGCCCTCGTTACGGATTATCACGGTGTCCTTTCGGATTTCATCGACATAACCGTGGACATAAACTCTGTCACCGATTTTCATCCTTCTCTCCCTCCGTGAACATGTCACACAGGTATTTCATGAATATCGCAGCTTCCTGCGTTCCATTGAATGATGCTATTTTCCGATAAATGTTCGGTGGTTCAAAGATGCACAGGCACGGCTTTTTCAACTTCGGAGACAAATCCATAATGCAGATTTTTTTATCTCCGCTTTTAATCAGCGTTGCATTCTCTGTCATTCTTCTTTCC